ATTAATTGCACAATAATATTAACATAAGGAGATTTAAGACATGGCAGAATTATCCAACAATGAAGCAGGTCGCGGGTTTACTCATATTTACACCGCTACCTATGAAGACTTGCAAACTATCGGAAACGGTGGTCAGGCAACAATCGCAACCATCCCTGCTGGTGGTGCTGTTGAGTTGGCTGGTGTTTTTGAATCAACTGCGCTTGCTGGTGCTACTGACATCACTCTTGATGTTGGCACAACAACTGGTGACCCAGACGAGTTCATTGACGCTCTTGATGTTGATGGAATGTCTGCACCAGTGTTTAACACAGGTGATGGATTCACAGGCAACCAATCACAAGCTATTGGTTACCAAGCATCTACTTCAGTAATTGCTGAAGTAAATGGCACAACTGGAGATCTTACTGCTGGTAATATTGTTATCGCATTAAGAATCATAGACCTTGGGTCATTTGCTTAATTAATTCTGGTCGGGGGGCGAAAGCCCCCCACCTTTTTTAATATGGATATAATTGTCCCTAACTTCAAGCGTTACTCAGATGGCGAGATTGATCGTGCATTTATGAAAGAAATCAAAACTGGGTTTAAACTTGAACGAGACACAGAACACAAGAGGGTTGAACAAGCCCGCAAAGAAGCACAGGAGCTAAAGGGTAAGACGCATCCAACATTAGGTAAACCTGTTGCTACAATACCTGCACGTGAGTTTTTTAGACTTACAAAAAAGTACGGTCATCAAACCGTGCATTCCAAAGAATTTTTAAAATATTACAATAAAAAGTTTCCTGAACTAAGCCCTAATAAAATCTAATGCAGACCAGAACTTACGGTGATCTTTTTAAGTTAATTCAATCCCTGGCTGGGGTTGGATCATTTGCTGAATCAGAACGAGATGATATTGCTAACCTTATTAACCGCAGGTTTCTTCAAGCATTTAATGAAAGCCCTATATGGCCTAGATACATTGTTTCGTCAGAGAAGAGAGATATACTAGCGCTTACTCTTTCAGGAGCTACAGCAAGTACAAGCACTACAGTTAACCAGAACTATAAGTTATTGGGTGCTAACACAACTGGTGGTTTAAATGTTTATCAAGGCGTTACCACTACTACAGTAATAATTTATAACACAGGTACAGCTTGGCGTGTTGACACAGGTGCATCAGCAACTCCACAAGATAGTGGAACATTTACTGTAACTTCTGGAACCCAACAATTTATTGAGGCTGATACAATTAAAAAAGATCAGGTGACTGATGTAGAAACTTTTACTGGACGTGATAGCTCTACTGACTCATTATTAGTAGAGGGCAAGAACTTAATTCCATATGCACAGACAGGAAAAACAACCATTGGTTCCTTTAATCGCATTCACAGAAAACAAGCATTCCTAAATAACTCAGCAATTGAATATGACTTCTTTGTGGACTTCACTGGTGCTAATATTCTTAATATTACTTCTACTACTGATAACTCAGCATTTGTAACATACAAAGAACAATTTACTCCATTTAGTGTAGGACCAAGTACTGATGCTACAGTTTACACAGATAGCACTGTAGAGGTACCAGCTGAGTTTTTTGCTTACCTTGCTCACGCAACCTATGCTGACTTCCTACGTATGGATGGACAGACTGAAAAAGCATTTGCCGAGGAAGAAAGAGCTAGTATAGCACTAGCACTTGAACTAGAAAAAATTGATCTAATCTCTAACAACAATACTGTAAACAAACGGTTCTCTACTTATGTAAACCGCCAATCAAGATAACCCTGTGATATAATACGCATTATGCCTAATTCATTAGTAACCAATCTTTATCCAAAACCTACTCCTGGGGTAAATGACCAAACGCTTACAGTTGATAGTACAGCTGGAGGAGTTCAGTTTAGTGCTTTCAATGCCCTTACAAAGTTTGTTGTACTGGACGTACAAGTAGCTGATGTTCGTGTAACCTATGATGGTTCTGCTCCTACTACCACAAATGGTCACATACTGTTTGCTGGACGTAGCTATACTTGGAGTAAAGCAGCAGCTGAAGCAGCTAAGTTCATTGAGGATACCACAACTGACGCAACTATACACGCATCTGAGTTCACTGTCTAATGTCCTCCGAGCTTCTAGCTTCTGGCGTTGATAACCTCAAGGGTCATCTTGCGGGTGCATTCAATGTACTGACTGGTTCTTCAGGGGACTACACCGATCTAGGTATTGGGCGTAAGTTCGGTGGAGCAGCAGCAGCGTATTCCCTTCGGGATATAGGAGCTATGAACGGACCAGTTGTCCGTGTACGCAGGGACAGTGATAATGCGGAGCGGGACTTCTCAGCCCTAGCAATTTCTTTTATTGCTGATTTTGTTGGTTCAGGTAATAATGGATTCGTTGAGACTTGGTATGACCAATCAGGTAATGGTAGGGATATTACTAACACTACTGCTTCCGAGCAACCTAAGATTGTAAGTTCTGGCGCTTTGGTTACTGCAACTAATAATTTACCTGCTATTGATTTTACAACCAGTTTAACTCGATTAGCTAGAACAGAGTTTCTTACTGGTCAATTAAGTACTTACTTTAGTATATATCAAGGTGAGGCAGGAGATTCTTCTGAGTCACAAGTTGTATTTAGACAAGGGGCAAGTTATAGATTAAATAACGCTATTCAAACTTCAGGCAAAATAAGAGCGCAAATAAGGGATGGAGGAGGTGACGCTGTAAACCTTGATGCTGGTGGCGATTTAGCAACTGGTTCACCTTTATTGCAAACAACTCTTATAGGAGCTAGAGGAGCAAATGGATTGACTATTTTTGTCAATGGTGCAAATGAAGCCAATGCAGATACATCAGATGTAGAAGATACTGATTTTGCAGCAGCAGATTCTGGAGATTTTGCAATAGGTGGTGTTTACAATTCTAACAGCTTTGATTTTGTTGGAAAAGGGCAAGAGTTTATTTTTTATCATTCTAATTTATCCTCCGATAGAACAGTTATTGAATCCAATATTAATAACCATTACTCAATATTCTAATGCTGTACTTAATATATACAACTGAAGAGGATGCCAACGCTCGTGCTGACCAAGAAGGTACATTATTAAATTTTGCTCATTGGACTCAAGGCAGGGGAACACGCTGGCTTACAGCACCTCAGCCTACACTAGAAGGCAACTGGGCTTTGGATGTTACTAATTACGAACTGTCGGATTCTGAGAAAACAGAGACAGTACCATCCTATAACCCAGTACCTGACGAATAACAATGGATACAGTAATACGAGGTGCAATTGCTCCAGCAGGTTTCTTTGCTTGCATTGGACTCCAAAGCATTAACGGCTTCATAAGCCTAGCAGTTGGATTAGCGACCTTAGTATTTCTTGGTTTATCAATCTACAAACTAATAAGGGAACTTAAATGACTACTGAACTCATAGCTATGCTAGGTGGAGGAGCCTCTGGTTTCTTTTTTAAGTTGATTGGTACAATGGTTACTGCTCAACAAAAAAATGTAAATAGCCTAATAAAAAAACAAAAGGCAATGGATGAAAGTGCGGATGCAGCAGCTAAACGCACAGGAGATGCAGGTGCAGTAGTTCGTAGAATAATTGTAGTAACAGTTCTATTTGGTGTAATCATAGCACCATTTATCCTAGCTCACAGCGATGAAGGAGTAACAGTAGCAAAGGATTACAATTGGTTATGGCTATTTAAGGGTACGTCTTTTGAGACTCTGCACGGATATGTTATACTACCAGAAATTAGACAAACAGTATTAGCCATAGTGGGCTTTTACTTTGGTTCATCATCAGTAAAATAAAATAGTATGAATAGGTGTATAATATGTAAATGGACAACAAAACTGCTAAACAAAAGCTGTCAGAACTGCGTGATAGTCTCAATCAAGTCCTGGGTGGTAAAAGTGAAGGACCGTCTAGGGAAGATGCTGAAGAAGCTCTTGAAGCTGCCAGAGAAGGCTCTGGCCGTGTTAAAAAGTCTCTTCTGGCTAAAATAAAAGACTTACCTGTAGTTGACAAGATAAGTCAGCTAGGGGCTGCTGGAACGGTCGCTGTAAGCACAGCTGCTGTTACTCAGACAAACATAGCTGTTAATGAGACTGAGGTCTTTGTGGCTAGTGTAGCAAATGACGTAGTAGAACAACGCTTGGGCTTTCCTGCGTTTGTAGAAAATATTGTAAACTTCGATGCAATAAACGTCTGGGGTCAAGGAGTAATGCAGGCTAAGGTAGCTGAGGTAAAGGCTGAAGTAGCTAAGGCTGAAGCTAAGGTAGCCCCTACTGAACCTAAATCAGAAAGCACCAAGGAATCCTCTGCTCAGGAAAATAATTCCCAGAACAAAACTGCTAATAGCACCCAAGAAAATAAGTCCAACGAAAAGGGGACGCAGAAAACTGAAGAAACTAAACAAGATAAAGGAGAGGATCAGGGGGAAGAGGCAAAGGAAAATACCAAGGAAAAGAGTAATTCAAGTGATGAATCCAAAGAGCAAAGAAAAGAAGAAAGTGCAAAAGAGGAATCAAAGCAAGAAACCAAACAAGAAAATAAACAAGAGGCAAGGCAGGAGCCAAGACAATCGCAGGAAACAAAGCCCTCTAGGGGAGCAGAACCTATGCCAACTCAAGAAGCTTTACCAATTGATCCAGACATAACAACAGTCTCGCCAGACGGACCAGGGGAGAACCGCATATGATACAATACTTGCTCGATAACTATAAGGACAATCTCCTTGGTATGATGTTTGCCTACATAGGTATAGTATCTATCATTGCAATGTTCTTACCTAAGAATAACATCTTTATACGTATGTTCAAGGAGTTCGCTTCGATATGTACATCTATTTTCAAAAAGTAAAATACCTATTAGCTACTGTACTTACAGTTTCTATAGCTTGGGGTGCAATACAACTAAACAGTGTAGTCTACGATTTAATAGTAAACATTGATGATACTAATGTTGTTCAGGACTTTAATCCAGAGGGCGGGCTTACTTACTACGAGCCACTGGTTTTTACTACAACTACTGGGGGCGATTTTGAGTTCAATAATTACTCAAGTAAGTTAACCAACAATGTAACGGATACATCGTTATTAATCTACGATAACTTACAAGCTAATCTAATAATTGATGAACCTTGGGCATTTAACGATGGAGCAGGTATAGGCTTTGGCGGTGGCCAAGAAAATACTTTTCAATCATTTGACAGAGAGAGCCAAGCATTTCAGGGAACTATAACACTAGCGGATGATACTACCTATGCTGCTGTGTTTGCATCCTTTACTCCTAATACAATGGGGTCATTGGCTGTTCGTGTAAATGCCCCAGGTCAAATTTCAACCACAGGTTTCAATGCAGCCATCCCAGAGATGAGCGACACTGGATTTTGGATAGCATTGATTATTGGAGGATTTGTAGCATTCTGCTACTTTAAAATAAGAAGTACACTATAACATAAAACAAGGAGATAATACTATGCCAGGTCACTATGGAAAAATGATGAAGGGTGGTAAAAAGCCAGCCAAAAAAGTTGCTAAAAAAATGGTCAAAAGAAAAAAGAAGTAATGCCATTTAGCAAGTATAGTCCAAAACAAAAAAGGTTAGCTAGGGTTGCCGCCCCTCGTAATAAAATTACTGGGGCTGACTTTAAGAAACTAAGGGGTCGAAATGCAAAGAAAAATACTAACAGTCGCAAGAAAACTTGAGAAGGCTTCTAAGGCTCACGCAGGTCAAGCTAAGTTACTTAAATCAATTGTAAACAATGCCAGCAAAAAGAAAAGCAAAAAGCGGGGGTAAGATATGCCCTGAAGGCAAGGCTTGGGCTAGACGTACGTTTGATACTTATCCATCAGCGTACGCTAACCTAGCTGCTTCTAAGTACTGCAAGGATCCTAACTACGCTAAGAAAGCAAAGGGAGGTAAACGCAAGGGTAGATAATGGAGGATAAAAAACCTAGTTTTCGCATCTTCCCTACTAAACATCCCTTTGTTAAAAATAAAGATGGAACTCGTAGTAATGTCAAACTTGCCACATTTTCTTTTGGTGAAGGTGACAAAGAAATGCATTATGTAATTCCAACAATGGTAGGAGGTAAGCAACTCACAAACGATGAAGCCGTAGCAAAAGCCAGACAAATGGGTTTGAAAAATTATCCAAAATTTAAAACACAGAAAGAGGCTGATACTTATTCTAAAAAAATACACGGCAGTATAAACGAACAAGGGTTTCTTTTAAAATAATGGGACAATTAAAACAATGGCTAAAGCAGAACTGGGTACGTATTGGGACTGATGGAAGCATTAAAGGACCTTGCGGAACGTCTAAGGATAAGAAGAACCCTGACCGGTGCTTGCCTAAAAGAAAGGCTCTTAGTCTGTCGAAAGCAGAAAGAGCAGCAACTGCTAGGAAGAAAAAGCGATCTAAAAAAACAGTCGTTGCCAACACGCCTAGAGCAAAAGTAAGGAGCTAGTTATGGTAGGAGATATATTAGGTTTCGTAGAACAAGTAGGTATACCTATTGCATCCGCACTTGCAGTAGGCTGGTTTCTTTTTATTATTCTTAAATTTATACTCAAACAAGTATCAGATAGAATCAGTGGCTTATCTAGCGCACTTATGAGTCTAGAAAATAAAGTAGATACTATGAACAACGACATAATTAAAATTGATGCACGTTTTTCTTGTGCCTTCAATTGTGAGCCAAACCTTGAAAGGATTGCAGCAAGCGAAGGTAAAGAAGATTGCAGGGATGACTAATGAGCGGGTACGAATTTCAACACTGGGCAGATATGATAGCCAAGTTTGGCTTCTCATTGATTGCATTAATAGGTCTAGGTTTCTTCGTTTGGCACATATGGAAGTGGGTTACTAATACTGTGAACCCAGCCCTTGGTGACTGCGGTGGTTCACTAGGTAAACTAAAAAAACAAGTACAGGCTTTGGATAACGATATGATTCGTCTTAACACAAAGCTAAAGATACTTATACAGGAAAGAAATATTACTGATAAGCATAAGCATACTGATGAGGAAAGAACACAAAAGTAAAAAGGGTGGTCTAACTGCAGCCGGGCGTGCTTACTTCAAACGCAAAACTGGCGCTAACTTAAAGCCACCGGTAACGGAGAAGAACCCAAAGGGTAAACAACTAGCTCGTAAAAAATCTTTCTGTGCTCGTATGGCTGGTGTAAAAGGACCAATGAAGGACAAGAAAGGTCGTCCTACACGAAAGGCCTTAGCTCTTAAGAGGTGGAAGTGTTAAATGGCTGAGTACAGTACATTTGGAGCTTTAGATGACCGAATCATCAAGGATGGTGATGTTGGCTTTACTGGGTTCAATGATCGGATACGACCTGATCAACTACAGCCAGGTCAGTTAGCTGACTCACAGAATATGCGTTTTGACCGTCAGGGTCAAGCACAGGTAAGAAAGGGCATTGAGTTAATATCTAACCCAATAACGGTAGGTACAAATGCTCTTACACTTCCGTTTACTCTAGTGGCTGATGATACATCAGTAACAGCTACACAAACTGACGGTGCTATAGTTCTGACTGGGGTTACTGCTACTGATTTTCCTAGCACAGGGACAGTAAATATATCTGGAGTAACAATGAGTAGTGGTCCAGCCGTTAATGGTAATCGTGCTTATACAAAGAATAGTAGTACTCAGATTACAATAGCTGATCAAACATATACAGGATCAGCTAGTGGCACAGCTACAGTAAAGTTTGGTATACTTGATGACGATGCTGTAAACGCTATCTATGGATCCTGTTCTTTCTCTGATCCTAATGCAACAGCTAGTCAGTTCATTATCTTTGCATCAAACACAAAGGCTATTGCTGTTAACATAGATACACAAGTTGCTACTGATATTGGTTACCCATCATTGTTAACTGTATCATCAAGCGTAACGATGCTTCAAGCGTTTAACAAGGTGTTTATTTTTCGTAATGGTTCCACAGCATTAGAAAATAATTTAAGAATATCTACAATTAGTGCAGCTACAGTAACTGGCTCAAGTAACACAGCAAATATTACAACAAGCACAAATCATAATTTAGTAACTGGAGATGTAGTTACAATTAACAATTTAGGGTTCAGCACTACTGATCCTAATGGTTCAAATATAACCATAACAAGAACTGGTGATACTACATTTACTTATTCTCTTACAGCAAGTGGCGATGAAACCTATACGGTTTCAAGCTCTTCAATAGTAAACACTGATTTTACAAAGGTAGCTAGTGGTACTTATACACAACCCGCAACAATTACTGCCAATGGATGCAGTATAACCAATAACTTATGTGGAGTTATTGCAAGCGCAGCACACGGACTTAAGGTAGGAGATAAAGTTCTATGTACAAAACAAGGTAATTCTAATTTAATTACAAATCAGTTTACGCAAATATCAAGCCTTGATAGTTTTTCTACAATAGCTGAGGCATATACAATTCTTTCAGTAGGTGAGGCAAATCTCACAGGGGGCGCTGCTTCTAGGGTTGGCAGCACTACGGAAGTAAAAATACAATTTGATGGTACTGATCTTAAAAATACAAGTAATTTAAAAATTGGTGACTTAATTACTATAGCTTCCGCTACTTATTCTGGTACTGGAGGTGCTGCTGCTGTTAATACTGAACAAACAATAACATCATTTAGCACCACAGGAAGTACATCAAACGATACGTTACATTTTTTAGTTCCAGGCTTAGACGATGCTGTTAGCG